CTCCTTGGTCTTTTTATCCATATGTCGGTAATGGAGGGTTGAGTCTTAGGAATCCGATAGTGATGTCCGGTATATGTAAATACCACGCTTTTAGCCCACAAATACATATTAACGAGGATATTTTTTTTAGTTCAATAATGGCAAACTTATTTAACATGCCAACATCAGCAAAAGCAGCAGAGTTTTCAGTTGAAACTATGTATAAATTAGGATCATTAGGATGCCATGCTATAGATAAATGGCTTACACCTGAACAATGTGAAATGATTTTAAACCAGTATAAATGACACCAAAAGAATCTTACGAAATAATAATGAGTAATGACAAAGGAATTAACTCAACATGGAATGAAATAATAGAAACGAACACATTTAATAGTTTGATTCATCACAAAAATGCGAAAAGGGCAGTTTTATTCGCATTAACAAAGGATTTGCCGTTAAACGAAAGGAATTATTACAGAAAAAATGATATTTTTCCAGAAAAAACAAAATGAGAGTAGCAGCATACATAGCATTGCATTACGGAAGTGATTACTTAGATTATGCAATTAGGTCTGTTTACGAATCAGTAGACGAGATATTTGTTCTATACTCAGCATCTGCTAGTCATGGTCACGAAACTCTTTTGCCGTGTACTGATAGTAAAGAAAAACTAATGGATATTTGTAATAAGTATCCTAAAGTCCGTTGGTTTGATGGAAATTGGAAGTACGAGAACGAACAAAGGAATTTTGGGTACAAGTTTGCTAGAGATACAGGATTTGATATACTTGTTATACTTGATGCAGACGAGGTTTGGGAAACACAATATTTAAAAGAGTTGATAAAAGAAACCTATGAACGTAAGGCGCAAAAGTGCCTTGTTTGGATGCGTCACCTCTGGAGGTCGTTTAATTGGATATGTGATGATGCGATGAGGCAGGAAAGAATATACTACTTAGGTAGTGATTACAAAGATTTGATATACGCTGATAAGCCGAATAATCAAATATGGCACTTTGGTTATGCGAGAGATTTAAATAGTATAGAATATAAGATCTCTTGCCACGGACACTCAGGAGAGTGGCTTATTGCAAAACAAAAATGGTTTAAAGAAAAATACTGTGCTTTTCCCCCGGTAAATGATGTTCACCCTACGTGCGAAAATACATGGAATCCTAAAGCTTTTGACAAAAATGAACTACCGAAGATAATGCATGAACACCCGTACTTCAAATTAGATAAAATTTATTAATGAACGAAATATCGGTTAGCGACCCACAAGCTTGTATTCTCGAATCTACATGCCAAAGAAACTTATTTCTAGCCGGAGCTGGAAGCGGGAAAACACACTGCATGGGGCTATTATCAGCTGATTTCGTTATTAATTACCCGCAGGCAATAGGTTTAATTGCTACAAATACTTACAGTCAATTAAGCAAGTCGACAATAAAAGGAATATTCGATTGTTGGCATAAAACATTTGGATGGGTTAACGGAACTGAATACGTTGTTGATAAGATACCTCCGGATAACTTTAAAACAATAGGTCAGAGGTTAAAATCTTATGAGAACACTATATCGTTCAGTAACGGGGCATTAATATTTACAGCTTCATTGGATAATTATAAGGTGCTAGATGGTATGGAGATTGGATATGCATTGCTAGATGAAACAAAAGATACAAGAGAGGAGGCTGTTACAGAAGTTATTGTTTGGAGACTACGACAGAAGGCAATGTGGTTGCATGAGGGTGCTATCTATGAATATCCTATTGGAATTGGATATAATCCATTGTTCATATTTACATCTCCCGCAAAAGTATATTGGTTAAATGACTGGTTTGAACTTTCTGATAAATATGAAGAAATTAGTCAAAAAATATTTAGCAAAACAGATTTTTTTCAATACGAAAACAATGGAGTAAAGGTGGTTATTAGTTCAACATGGCATAATTCAGATAACTTACCGGAAGGGTTTATTGAATCTAAATTAAAAGATTTTGCCGGAAATCAGGACAAAATAGACATGCTTATATATGGATCACCAATTGCCAAGTCTGGAGGGGAGTTGTTTAGTGGATTTAGTCGTTTAAAACACGTAAAAGATAACATACATTTCTCAGATAATACACCAATACACGTCTCATTTGACTTTAACGTTGCCCCATATATTACTTGTTTAATTGCACAAATAATATATGCAGAGGAAAAATATATTGTAAAAATTATTGACGAATTATGTTTGGATAATCCAAAGAACAATACTGAGGCATTATGTAATAATCTAACCGAAGAGTATTTATTCGAAAAAGACTATTTAATCTATTATGGAGACGCTTCTGGAAAGAATAGATCTACTAATTCAATTGAACATAATTACGATGTTATAAGGAGGGTATTACACAAATACATAAACGATGAATCAAATAGAGTACTAAGAAGCAATCCACGTGTTGCGCAGAGTAGAGCGTTTATTAATAAGATTTTAGTGGGCGGTTTTGAAAACATTGAGATTATTATAAGCGACAAATGTAAGAATCTAATCAAAGATTTAGAATTTCTTAAAGAGGCTCCAGATGGAGGAAAATTAATTGAACGAATTAAGGATGAAAGAACCGGGCAAACGTATGAGAAATACGGACATTGCTCAGATGCATTGACTTATTTCTTAATTTCGGCATTTAATTCATACTATGAGCCAGATTGATTACTTATTTTACCTTGATTCACTTGATGACGATTCGCTTTATAACGAATATATATCGCTAAATATGTTTAACAGGAGATTTTATTATTTATATTTTAGTTGGCGTGTTAAACTAATGAAAAAAAATTAATATTTTTACTAAAACATTGATAATGACACCAATCGAGATTATTAAATATAACATTCAGAATAATATAAAGCATTCTCTATATGATGAAACTTTAAGATTAAATAAGATTTATAAGCAGCTTATAGCAGGAGATGGAATAGAAGAGTTGCTGAAACAATTCGTAATGCGTGAAGATGAAACTATGTTTAACCAGCGTGTTAACCTTACGCATCATATAGTTGAGCCTGTTAGCGAGTCAATCATGAATCCTTTTAAAAAGTTAAGTAGAATTAACAATATTATTAATTCATTTGTATCTAATTATGGAGATGATAAATTAAATAAACTTAAAAATTCATTAGAAAAATACCACGGAAATTCATCATTAATTGATTATTTGACAGATTACCTATGCGATAAGTCTTTCATAGATCCAAACGGTTTTATATGCACTGAGTTCACAGGAATTGAGGTAGAAGCGTCTGGGAAGTTCTCCGGTGTTCCGCAACCATACCCTATATTCTATGGTTCAGAGAGTATTATGAATTATGTTTACGAAAACAACAAGTTAAAATGGTGCATTGTTAAGTTAAACTTTGATGTTAAATTAAAAAATGGAACACAGAAAAAAGCTGATAGATACATAATGTACATGCCTGATTCAGCTATTGAAATTACTGAAATATATATAGAAGAAGGAGTAAGTTTAATTGGAGATCAATTAATATATAATCAAACCGGTGAAACATTTGAATTGTTTCAATTAAACAACAATAGATATTTCAAGGTTCAAACATACGAACACAAATCAAAAGAAATACCACTAACACAAATAGGATATATTAAACATAAAACAAAAGATGGTTTATTTGTTTCTCCTATCCATCCAGCAATACCTTATTATAAGAAAACGATAAAAACAGTTAGTGAATTCGATCTAACGATGTCTCTACATGCTTTCCCGCAGAAACTTGAATATGCGGCAAGGTGTCAAGGAACTAAATCACATCCTTGTGATAGTGGAAGATTATTAGATGGGACAATTTGCGGAGAGTGCAAAGGAACCGGACATATAACACACACATCGGCACAGGATAAGATAACTATTAGACTTCCAAAAAACAAAGAAGATATGTTTGAACTTGGTAAGTTGATTGAATATAAGTATCCGCCAATTGACCTATTAAAGTTTCAAGATGAACAAATTGAAAAATTAGAAGCAAAAGTAAAAAAATCAGTATTTAATTCAGATGTTTTTGAGAAGAATACAATAGCTCAAACAGCTACCGAGGTGACGAATAACTATCAAAGTGTGTATGATACATTAAGGCCATACGCCAATAATATAAGCAGGTTATATAAACATATAAGTACTGTGTCAGCTTATTACCACGATATTACAGACATAACTGTAACTCATAAATTTCCAAGAGATTTTAAATTCAAAACAGTTCAGGAATTGCTTTTTGATTTGAAGACAGCAAATGATTCTGGAGCGCCTGGGTATATAAAGAAAGAAATATCAAACGATATTGCTGTTATTCAGTTTGAAGATAAGCCAGAGGAATTGAATAGGATAAGAGTTAAGAAAGACTTCTTTCCATTTCAAGACAAAACAGAAACAGAGATAATCTACATTATTAGTAATGGCCTAACTAGTCAATATAATAAAGTTCTATGGGCAAACTTTGACAATATATTCGAAGAATTAGAATCTGAATTTGTGATGCCAAGTTTTTATTTATTTGAAAGGCAAAAGCAGAAGGATTTAATTAAAGCTAAAGTTGATGTTTTAATTTCTGAATTAGAGCAAGTCAATACAACAAATGTAAATGTTTTTAAAAGCATAGATGACCAGATCGGAAGCAGCCAAGGTTAAATCTGACTATATAGACGAACGTCAAGCGGTGACTAAGAAGAAGTTCAGCGCACTTGAAAAGAAGCTATATGAAGCGATAGTAGATAAGTTCATTCGTGAGCTATCTGTTAGTGATGGTATTATTAATTCTTCTGGCCAAAACATTAAGTTAACAGCGGCCTTAGATAAGATATTTAAAGACTTTTCACAAAACCAGTACGCAAAAGTTGTTGCAGGAATTGGAGGCGATATGCTGAAGATAAACAGCTACAATAAGGCGTACTTTAAGAAAGTAATTGATTCAGATTTTGATGTAAATAAATTCGACACCATAAGCAAGCAAGTTGATTACTTCATGGCAAAACGTATTGGTGTTAAGGAGGACGGAAGTATTGAGAAAAAAGGTTATCTGGATAGGCTGATAAAAGATGAAGCTGTAAAGAATAAAGTAAAGCAAAGTGTTCTTCAGGCTATTACAAATAGAAAGCCTATATCTGACTTCATTAAAGAAACAAGGGTGCTTATTGAGGGAGATGATGTATCAAATGGGCAATTAGTGAGATACTTCAATAATTACGTTAGAGATACATACTCTCAATTCGACAGGACTTCAGGGCAATTATATGCCTCAAAGATTGGAATACGCTGTTTTATATACCAAGGTGGTATTATTGAAGATTCCCGTAAGTTCTGTAAAAAACGGGACGGGAAAGTATTTACAACAGATGAAGCAGTTACATGGGCTAACTTAACAGGAGATGATGCGCCAATATGGTCTACCGACTTAGGTGAGTATAACCCACTTGTTGATTGTGGCGGAATAAATTGCCGGCACTCAATCGACTATATATCTAATAGCCTGGCTATTAGATTAAGGCCAGATTTAAAAGGTAAGATATAAAATCACTTATCCGAATTCCTCTTA